CAACCATTTCGGGAGTGTAGTTTACATTTGGAGTAGTCATTTTTATTACCTTTTTTGTTTTAAGTTTGAAATTGAATTATAGTTTATGGCAACTGTAATAGCAAGGAAAATCCACCGCTAATTACAAGCGCACCAATGGCAAGAACGAAAACCGATTTTATAGTATAGTCAAGAACCTGTCGCATGGGTAGTGCCTCTTTGTTGTCCATGGTGCTATTATACAGGTATAAGCGAGGTTGTATATAGTTTTTTTAGAATAAAAAAGCATAACCAGGTGGGGGGTTATAAGACTTGGTTATAAGCCCGCCCAGCGCGCACCACCTCACGTACAACTTTTAAAAAAACAGAAAAACCAAAAGGGTGTAATATAAAAAAAATCTTGACAAATTTCCCCAAATTAGTATAAGACCTGCACATATGCTGCCCTCAACTCACCAACTCAAAAAAATTTCTTGACAATTTTTCCTTGTTCGTGTATACTTGCTATATTCTAACAGGAGGAATTTTCATGAGTTCATATTGGGGTTATCATTTAATGCTAGACTGTAGCGGCTGTAATGCAAATATTTCAGACCGTATTGCAATCTACACTTTCATCAAAGACTTAGTCGAGCGTATCGATATGGTTGCCGCAGGCGAACCTATTATCGAGCACCTGCTTCCAGGAGACCCGAAACAAGGGTACAGCCTGATGCAATTAATTACAACTTCGAATATCTGTGCACATTTCATGGATTTAGACGGTACAGCATACTTCGATGTATTTTCCTGCAAGGAATACGACATTGAGACGGTAAAAGAAATCGTAGCCGAGTATTTTGGGCCAACGAAGATGCGTGTAAATTATCTGACACGGCACGCAGACTAGATACCCGAGAAAAAAACTTCTTGACATCCGAACCCTGAGAAAGTATAATCGTAACCATGGCAAAAGAATTAACTACAATATCTCCAGAGGGGCTCGATATAGCGAACAGTTACTTACAGTTCGGAAATATACGAGCTGTCGCTGACTATCTTCAGGTTCCTGAATGCAATGTCGTGGAGGTATTGAACAAGCGTGAAGTGAAAAAGTATATTGATACTATTTACCTCGATATGGGCTACCGCAATAAGAATAATATCGCTAGCTTACTAGATGAAATGATCGCGTCCAAACTCGAAGAAGCCCAGGAATCTGGAGTATACTCGAGCAAGGATTTAGCTGATCTATTACTAATGGCGCACAAGATGCGCATGGATGAGATTAAAGCCCAATCTGAACTTATTAAAGCAGAAGGGACTAACATCAAGAACCAGACCAATGTTCAGATAAATGAGGCAGTGCCTTTCGGACAGGGTAATTATGGTAAGCTAATGGAGAAACTCTTAAGTGGAACGGGAAGTCAATGATTTAAAGAGCGGATTACACGCACACGAAGTGCAGTGCGAGGAGCGCTGGAAGACAACTTTTACTCGTCTCGGTAAAGTTGAAGATTCACTATTGCGTATCGAGAGTCGTATGGTTGCCATGTCTAGCGCACTTATACTGTTCTTAGCGGGATTGATTGTTACCCTATCACTGAAGTTGTGATCGACCCTATATCTGCTGTAGCGATGGCAACCTCGGCATTTAAAACAGTGCAGGCGATGGTTGCTGCGGGAAGAGAAGTGGAAGATACGCTAGGGCAAATCGGTAAGTGGTACGGGGCCGTAGCAGACTTTAACGAAGCAAAGCGACAGGCCGAAAACCCGCCAATATTTAAAAAGCTATTTGCAGGAAAAAGTATTGAACAAGAAGCAATGGAACTCTTTATTCAGAAGCGAAAGTTGGATGAACAAGAGAAGCAGCTGCGTGAATTACTTACATACTCGTTCCCTGGTGATGGCTATCAAGAACTGCTACAAATGCGTCGAAAGATTAAAGAGCAGCGAGAGAAGACTGTGTACGCACAGGCTCGTCGTAGAAAAGCTTTTGTAACTACTGTCGTAACTACGGGGTTATTGATATTACTGAGTGGAGCACTTTGGGGAACTATAGTCCTTATGCTCAAGTATTGGCCGGGAGCATAGCTATGAAAGTAATGGAAAAAGGTTCAAAGTACGAACAGTATGATATTGATGGTGATGGTATCGTAAGTGATGAAGAACTCGCAAGAGTGGAAGAGTTGATGCGTGTCGAGCATGAAAGAGCTCAGTACGAGAATGAAGACAAGAAGCAAGATGCTCAACGGAACATGGCATGGTTTGCTCTTTTCGGAATGTTACTCTACCCCTTTGCAGTTGTACTTGCAGATTTTATAAACCTCGATAGTGCTTCCAAAATCCTTGGAGATATGGCACCGACATACTTTGTTTCAGTAGCGGCTATTGTCGCAGCCTTCTATGCAAAAGAAGCATTTGGAAAATAATATGCCTTACAGAGTTAAAGGAACTACGGTACAAGTTAAGAAGGCGGGTAAATGGGTAAAGCGAGCCAAAGCGAAGTCAAAGATGGCCGCTAAACGCCAAGTTAGGTTACTGAATGCTATCAAACACGGATTCAAGCCTAAGAAAAGGAAAAAGAAATGAAATACTTTAAACGTGGAATGTGGTTTGTAGAGTGTAAAGCTTGCGCTAAATGTAGCGGCGGTAAAAAGCGTTTTGCCACTGAAGCAGAAGCCGACGCATTTATTGCCTCATGTTCAGATACTCCAGCTCCCGTAGCTGTAGAGGAGCCACTGTTTTCAACTTCGTGGTTAGAGGATATTGACAATGCCTACGAAGAAGAAGAAAGTAACTAGACCTGGTTTATACGCAAATATCAATGCGAGAAAGAAAAAAGGCATTAGTCGTAGCAAGAAAAAGTCTACGATTACTCCTAAAGCTTATGCCGCTATGAAAGGTGGTTTTAAGAAGAGAAAGAAACGTGCCCGTAAAAAGTAAAGCAAAGAAGAAAGATTCGAGACTCAAGAGAGCAGGCGTTGCGGGGTTTAATAAACCGAAGCGCACTCCAGGCCATCCCAAGAAGTCGCACATTGTTGTGGCAAAGGTTGGTACAAAGATTAAGACAATTCGTTTCGGCCAGCAAGGAGCTAATACGGCAGGGAAGCCCAAGGCTGGAGAATCAGAAGCAATGAAGAAAAAAAGAGCTTCTTTTAAAGCCCGCCACGCAAAAAATATTGCAAAGGGCAAGATGTCCGCAGCTTATTGGGCTGACAAGGTGAAGTGGTAATGGGAAACAGAACAGCACAATATTATTTAAAAAACGGTCAAATTAATGATGATGAGTTCGATATGAACATTGTCACAAATCCAAACGGTTTACCGGTTACCATTAATAACCCTTTAGCAGTAACCAATGTTGGTAGTAGTAATAATATTGACCTCGCTGCGGGGTTGCTGACAGGTTACTCACATATTAATAAGTTTGGATACTCGGGAACCGACATAAACGGTTCCGCTACAGTATGGGATAACTGCGGTACAATCGCATCATACCCATATCGTGCAGCTTCTACAGTAACAGTAGCAAGCAGTAACGCATTAGATAATACTAAAACAATACTTGTCACAGGACTAGACCAAAATTACCTACCACTAGAAGAAACTCTTATTGTTGGAGGCCCCGCATCTACTTCTCAGTTCGTAAGAGTATTTAGAGCGCAAATGATTTCCGCACTAAATTTGGGTAATATTTCTATTACTCAGTCAAGTACTGTAGTTGCAAAAATTCTTGCCGGTAATTCTCAAACTCTTATGGCAGTATATACGGTTCCCGCAGGAAAAACAGGCTATTTAATACACTTCGCAGGAAGTAGTGATAAAGCCAACGTATCAGTACTGTTTCGGCTTATAGCAAGATCGTTCGACATAGCAGATGGTACTTTTGCTATAAAAGGGCTGTGGGGCACTCAAGGGGGCAATCCGATAAACTATACATATGCCGTTCCTTTGGTTTTTACTGAAAAATCCGATATAAGAATTGATGCAGTTACTTCCGCAACTTGTGGAGTGGGTGCTATCTTTGATATCATATTGGTAGATAACGCATAAAATTACAAGGCAAACCGAATGGCAATTGAAATAAGCCGGAGAGATATAACTGGCGATAACATTTTAGAGTTACAATCTGAGACAAGGTTCATTAAGCTCCCAATACCTCCATACTTGGATTTATTGGGAGTAGAACCACTTCCATCGCAGGTAGCAATTATCAATGCGATCAATAATCCGAAGTATCGTTTTGTCTGTGCCGCCGTTTCTCGACGACAGGGAAAGACATACATCGCTAACATTATTGGACAACTAGTCTCCCTTGTACCAGGGTCCAATATCCTTATCATGTCCCCC